AACTGAAACGGAATCACATAACAATGGATATAAATTTGGACAAGAAGAAGAGACTTACAACATCGTTGCAGCTCATGGCTACTTCGGACGTTTGATCTTCCAATACGCTTCTTTTAATAATTCTCGTTCACTACACTTTTTCCTTGCCGCTTGGCCTGTCCTCGGTATCTGGTTTACCAGTCTTGGAGTCAGTACCATGGCATTTAATCTAAATGGATTCAACTTTAATCAATCCATTATTGAAAATCAAGGACATGTTGTGAACACTTGGGCCGATATTCTTAACCGTGCCAACCTTGGCATGGAAGTCATGCATGAAAGAAATGCACATAACTTCCCTCTTGATTTGGCTTCTGCTTCTAGCACTCCTGTTGCTCTCAAGGCTCCAGTGATTGCTTAACTTTATCTAGTACGTTCATCTATGTGGGACATTCAATGTACAACTGAATCTGCTATTATTATACGTAATGCACTACGCATGTATAAGGAACGCTGGTCAGGTGGTCATCCATCTGAACAGGAAGATATAGCATATCTTGAATATCAATTCACTAAGTTAGTACTGGAATCCTCCTTAGACGCATATTAACCATGTATGGAACGGGACATGGATTTACTAGGTACTTATTATATCTATGAATCTCATTCGTTTTCTCGCTAACCAGAAGAAAAAAGCACAACGCTATCAAAGCGATGCTCTTCGTTATCGAGGTGTGGTTTATAAAGAAATAGGCTGATGGTGTAGGACGGGTTCGACTCCCGTCCCAGTCATTGGTAGAGCCGCTAAGGCGATAACTCTACCGTGCACGGTAATGAAAAGACCTTAACATTTTCAACAAAAAATTTTGCTAGCAAGAAAGACGATAACAACTTAAATTTATTTTTTATAATGGCTCTTACACAAACGAATCCATATCCCGGCACTCCGCCGAATACAAACATTACCGCAACAGGTAATATTAACTCTACACCTGGCCTTGGTCTTTCCCAGGGTGGTTCTGATTACGACGCTAAGTATGCAACTTACCTTAAGTTGTTTAGTGGTGAGATGATCAAAGCTTACGAGTCTGCCTGTATCGCTAAAGGTACAGTTCAGTCACGTACTCTCCGCAATGGCAAGTCACTTCAGTTCATCTACACAGGACGAATGGAAGCCGGATACCATGTTCCTGGCACGCCAATCCTAGGTAGTGGTGATCCTCCGGTGGCAGAAAAGACCATCGTCATGGATGACTTGCTGGTTTCCAGCGCCTTCCTCTATGACCTTGATGAGACGCTGGCGCACTACAGCCTTCGCTCTGAAATCTCTGCCAAGATTGGTCATGCTTTGGCTGAAGCTTATGACAAGAAGATCTTCCGTATGATCGCTAAGGCTGCGCGTGAAGCACATCCTATTACTGCATCACCTGGTCCCGAACCCGGCGGTTCAGTCATCAACCTCGGCTCTGGTAATGAGTACAACGCTCAGGCTCTCGTAGATGCTTTCTTTGAAGCTGCTGCAATCCTCGATGAAAAGAACGTACCTACCTCTGGTCGTTTCGCAGTCCTGGCTCCACGGCAGTACTACGCTCTGATTTCTCAGGTTGATACAAACATCCTTAACCGTGACTTTGGCGCCTCACAGGGCAACCTGAACAGTGGTGAAGGTCTCTTTGAGATCGCTGGTATCTCCATTCGTCGTTCTAACAACCTGCCTTTCCTGGCTGGTAATGTTAGCCGTGTTGATGGTGAGAACAACGACTACTCTGGTAACTTCACTAATCACGCTGGTCTGATCTATATGCGTGATGCTGCTGCTGTTGTCGAAGGTATTGGACCTCAAGTCCAGACCACTGGTGCTGATGTTAAGACCATGTATCAAGGTGATGTCGTCGTCGGACGTCTTGCCATGGGTGCTGGCACACTTAACCCTGCTGCTGCTATCGAACTGCAGGCTGCCTGATAATATTATTTTATAGAGATTATGGCAAATCAAACTTCTGCTGCTGGCAACAACGGTGTCAGCGGAGCAACTGGAGGTATCTCTGGCGGTAACACTGCCGTTCGTACTTCTGTTGCTAAGACTGCAAAAGGATACGGCTCTGCCGTTTCCGCTTCAACTGTTTATAGCGAGACTAAGAACTTGCGCTTTGCTTACCACCCTGTGGAAGCAGACGCACCAGCTCGTGATCGCTCCTGATAACTATGGGACCTTCGGGTCCCTTTTTTTTATATTTTTCCCAGTATATTATGTCTACTGAAACCGAACTTTCCAGTGTAAATTCTATACTGGGAGCTATTGGTCAAGCACCAGTATCACGTATCTATCAAAACAATTCTAATGAACTTGTTTATACAAACCCTGAAATAGCATTTATCCATAACCTATTAAAGGATGTCAATACTGATGTTCAATCAGAAGGATGGGTATTCAATACAGAATATTGTTTCGAGATGCTGCCTAATAATAGTGACGAGATCAATGTACCACCTAATGTTATCCGTCTAGATAAATCAGAAGGACAGATTTATAGAGACTGTGATCCAGTTAAACGTGGGTCACGTTTGTACGATAGGTACAACCATACATATAAATTTTACGGACCTATCAAACTTGACTACGTATTCCTTTTGGAATTCGGCGAGATTCCTACAGTCTTCCAACGCTACATAACACTTAGAGCTAGTGTAAGAGCATCAACACAGCTTGTAGGTAATCCACAGCTAAGTCAAAGTTTAGGACTACAAGAATCACAAGCTAGAGCTGCATGTATGGAATACGAATGTAATCAAAGCGATAGCTCATTCTTTGGAACACCTTCTGAAATGACCTATCAAACATACCAACCTTATAGAACACTTGCACGATGACTTCTGTATCACAGATTATTCCTAACTTTGTACAGGGAATCAATGAACAACCTGATGAATTAAAAAAGCCTGGTCAAGTTAGGGATGCTGTGAACTGTATTCCTGATGTGACAAAAGGTCTAGTTAAAAGACCTGGTTATGAATTGTTAGCTGAGATTCCGATTCCACTAGATGGTGGCGGCACTTGGTTTGACATGTATCGTGAAGATAGTAACGGTGAGTCAATTAGGTATATTGTCAACGTTGATAGATTAGGACATTTAACTGTATTTAATGCTGATTCAAAATCGGAAGTACTTGTTTATGAATATGATGGTCCTTTAAAACTAGATGAGTACAACAGAGATAATGTATGTAATCTACATACCAGTCTTCCATATCTCAATAATGACTCTCCTGAATCGCCTCCTAAACTAAAACATGTAACCATTAACGATACTACGTTTATTGTTAATCCTAATGTTACGGTTGGAATGAGTTCCAGTACAGCAGCTTATAGACCGTATCAAGCATTTATAGAACTAACAATATTTGATCCAAGTAGATCATATACTTTTGATGTAGATATGATAGATAGCACGCCAACTGCTAACAAGCGTATAACAAATGTTGAGCTAATTAGTACTGCTGGCTTGCTTGGAGATAACAATAGATTACCTGGCTGTCCGCTTAATAATAGGTGGCGTAAATCTACGAGCCAGAAACTGTCTGAACCTAATGATCAAGGTAATAGGGAGAATGCGGGAAGTGCTCTTGCTGATGTTGAAATGGAGGTTGAGCTAACTGCTGTTCCAACAACTGGTGGTGGTGATGATCCTAATATTTATTGTAATTACCGTATCTTTAATACCACACTTTTGAATGGTGGCCTTGGTTGGAACAAAGGTGACGTATTTACTCTTCAATTTGACCGTTCTGAAGTTGGAGCTATTACAGGTGATGATGATATTGAAGCTCAAAACTTTGCATTTACTTTCAAAGTAATTGAAGTAGTTAATGTATCCGAAACAACAGACTTGCAAGTTAGTCTCCCTGTACCATCTTCTCCTTATGGTTCAGTAGGTGCTGTTTTAGGTGGATTACAAAATGCTTTTATAAATGATGCAGTTGATTCAAATGGTGATTGTGTATTTCATACTGTAGAAATTGTTGGTAATGGTATCTATCTCGAATCTTCACTACCGTTTCTTGTTGAAACAAGTGAAAAAGATTTAGCAAATTTACTTGTAGCTCAAGCAAAGCCAGACGAGTTTATATCTCTACCAGATCCAAACAACCCAAACAACCGTATTGACTCACCTAATCCTATTATGGTGGTCAATAATGCTTCTAACTTACCACTTGAATGTAAGTTTGGTGTTGTCGTCAAGGTTGAAAATAGCTTCAGTGCTGATGACGATTTCTATGTGCAATTCGTCAATGATTATGATCTAATGCCAAATAGAGGTAATGCAGTTACAACATCTAGCGGTCAAGGTTATTGGAAAGAGATTGCTAAACCACTAGAAAGCACAAATCTAAATCCTGTTGTAATGCCTCATGTGTTAGTTCACGACACGTTTCCTAATGGAGGAGAATTTTTTGTTATCAGTGAAGTCTCTTACGATGAAAGACACTGTGGTGATGCAGATAGATTTAACCCTAGCTTTGTTGACAATACAATCACTAACTTATCTTTCTTCCGTAACAGAATTATTGCCTTCAGTGGAGAAAACATTATCTCTACTGCTGCCGGTGACTATGAC